GAGACAAATGGCCCTACCATTAGGTGGGGCCTTCCCTTTTTGCTGATATGGCTGCCACTATCAACGCCACTCTTCAGAGCGAGACAGCCAACAGCTTTGTGACGTTGGCTGAAGCCAACACGTATTTTGAAACCGTCCCAAGCAGCACCAACTGGGACGACAAGACTGACGATCAGAAAAATCGTGCATTGATCTCAGCCACACGCTGGATCGACACGCTGAATTTTTACGGTGATCGTTGCGATGCAGACCAAGCGCTGAGCTGGCCTCGCAACAATTACCACGTAGATCGGGTTGAGCTTGCTTGTTCTGCGATTCCAAACGACATTAAATACGCTACTTATGAGTTAGCCAACGCACTGGCTAATGACACGGAGTCGATTACAGGGTCTACCGGCGATACGGGATTGTACGAATCCGTCAAGCTCGGGGAGATGGAAGTCAAGTACAACACTTCTAGTCAGGCTACTGGAACTGTTAATAACGTATTCGACGTTTATCCTTGGCTTCAGTCTTATCTCGGCGCTTATTGCCTGGGCGGCAGTGGCACGTATTCTCTCCGCGTTGTGAGGGGTTGAGATGGCTGGAGCACTCGACAAAGTTTTTAAGGAAGCAGCTAAGGCAATCGTTGCGGACCTTGGCGACGGCCTAGACACCAAGATTGATTATGTACGCAAGTTTTCTGGCGAGTACGACGTAGACACCGGAGCGTTTTCAACGTTTGATCGTCCGTACAGCAACATCAAGGTTCCTATTGAATTTGTCAGGTCTGACGAAGAGTCGGGCTACCAAGAAAACGTGGCACGGATCTACATCAGCCCAGACTTGATTGGCAACAATCAGCCTACTTTGCAGGACGAAATTGTTTTGAAGTATCAAGGTGCAGATCGCACTGCGAGGATTCAAGACATTCAGACCTATAGAGGTGGTCAAGAGTATCTGTATATTGTTCGGGTGGTGTTCTGATGACGCTTGTAAACGCTAGAGCCGCACTTGAAAAAGCAATCAGGACTGCTGTTGTAGCGGCAGACAAGACCGTATCAGTTGTCTTCGACAACATGCCGTTTACAACGCCTGGTAAGACAAAAAAGTACGTGATGGTGACGATTAACTTTGATCAGTCAACGATTCAACCTCATGGCGCAGCGATTGATCAATACGCTGGAACGGTGCAGTGCGGCATTTTTACGCCAAGAAACAAGGGTAGTGCTGCAGCTGCTGCGATTGCGGAGTCCGTTATTGACGGCTTGACTTCTGTAAATTCTTCTGGCTACACGGATACTTATTCAGCAAAACCCCGGGTGGGTCAAGTCAACGGTCCTACTGCAGTGGCCAACGAAAACGATAGTCATTTTGTCAGCGTGGTCACCTGTCGATTTACTGCGGTCTAATGGCCAAGCCGATCACTGAACTGACCAAGGATATTCGTAAGTTGATTGAGGATGGACGGGCAGCTGCTGGTCCAGAGATCGTTTTCAGTTTGCAAATGAAAGGCCCCTGGTGGACTGGAAACTTTGGTGAGTTGTGGGCACTTAATACTGTTCCAGTCAAGCCGGTCGTGGACATTGATCGTGACTGGCAGGCTCCGAACATGCCTACTCCTCGAAACTTTTCACGACGCCCTGTTCTAAGAGTTCCAATCAGTAGCCCTTTGTATATCGGTAACTTGGCTGATTACGCAGGGTATGCGGTCAATAACCCACAAGCCAAGCTTCCTGACAGCGAGGGAGTGCCTAGAACCTATGGTGAAACTAGGCCGCCGCAGAGAAGTACAGCCAAGCCAGGACCAAGCTGGTACAAGATTTATACGGAAACCAGTAGAGATACAGGTTTGTTTCTTGACCTAGACATAGCATTTCAAGGCGTTCGCTTAGGATGAGCTATATTGTGCTAGTTGACTGAGTTTTATGGCTGAAGCACGCGCAATCGACATGCTGTGTAAGGCGTTTAGCGTCGAAGAACGCAGCAGCTATACCATCAAAAAGGGTGGTGAGGTTGTCATCAAGCTGTATTGGAAGCCTTTGACGATTGCTGATCGGGACTCGATCAACAAGACCATGAAGGCTCTGAACTTGGGGCGTACAGAGGACAACTTGGATTTTGCGATCCAAATGCTGATCCGTAAGGCTGAGGACGAAGCTGGCAATCGGGTCTTTTCGGACGGTGACCGTGCCAAGATTCAAAACCGACTTCCGATGAGCATTGTGCTGGACATTATGTCCAAGATGCAGGGTATGGAAGAGGTGGAAGAAGCAGACGACCTTAAAAGCGACGCTTGAGCAGGACAACTACCTGTTTTTGCAGTTTTTCATTGCTGAAAAGCTCGGAATGACGCTGGGTCAGCTGCGCTCCACGATGTCAGTCAAAGAGCTGTACGGCTGGAGCGCGTATTTGACGTTGAAGGCTGAGCGAGAGGAGAAGGAGATGGAGAAAGCTCGTCAGCAGGCTCAGTTTCGGAAGGTGCGCTAACCTGAAGGCAATGTCTTCGGGTTAGTCGTGGCCGCTGAGTACGAAGTCAATATCAAGATCAACACCAAGAAGGTTGAGACCGATCTCAATACCATTGATAATAAAATAAAAAATCTTGGCAAGTCAGCAACTTCTAAAGAAAAAAGTCTTGAAAGAATTGTAGATAAACGTGCTCGTTTGATGAATCGCATCAACGAGATGGAGGCTAAGGGATTAAAAGTTGCCAAGCTTAGAAAGCAAATGGGCAAGGCAACTGAGCAACAGAGTCGTAGAGACCTTGCTAACGCTCAAAAAGAGTATCGAATTCTAGAAAGAAGCATTCGTTTAGAACAGTCAAAATTAAGAATTCTTCGATCGCAGAGGCAAGGTTTTCCTACGAGTCCAATTCGTGGCATAAGAAGCATGATGGGCTCTCCAGCCCAGATTGCTGCATCTGGCAGGCAAAGAGTAAGCCCTATTGGAGGCAGGATAGACATTGCTGGTTCGCCAGCACAAATGCAAGCCATCAGACAGCTAGAGATGGCCGAAATTCGAGCAGATAAAAATGCTCATTTTGCAGAACTAAGGCTGATACAGAAAAGACAAAAAATAGAATTAGACAATGTGGATAAGTTGTTGGCGGCTGATTTAAGAGCGCTTGACAAATTTGACAGAAGACTTGAGGCGTCTGATAGAGCGCGTCAAAAGCGACTAGCTGGCGCTCCAATTCCTGGGCTTGGAGGTCGAACATTTGGACCATCACGAGCTTTTGCTGGACCTTTTGCATCACCTATTGGTGGAACAGAGGGCACGCCAGGGTCTCCAGCATTTAACAGAGCACTTGAGCTTGGTCGTTTCAGAAGTAGTCCTATTGGAGGCGCTACAAATATTGCAGGATCACCTGCTGCTCGCAGGGTTAGAAGGCAGCGTCTTGAACAAGTTGGTCTTGGCGCTGGTTTCCCACTGTTGTTTGGAGGTGGAGCGGGATCAGTTATTGGCGGCGGCCTAGGCGGTTTAACGGGGTCTTTTGGAGCGCAGATTGCATTTAGCGCTATTGGCCAGCAGATTGATAAGTTTGTTGCAGGTGTTGTTGAGGCAGGTAAAGCGTTTACAAGTGTCGGCAGTGCAGCTGATTTTATGGCTGAAAAGAGCTTGTTTAGCTCTGATGCAATGCAGTTCCGGATTGAGAAGCTGATTGAGGAAGGCGAGGTTTCACGGGCTGCTGCGTTGATGACGCAGGAAATGGCAAAACAGGTCGGTGGCAGCGGTTTAAAAGCCTTGAAAGATTTGGGCACCGAAGCCAGCAAGATGGGCAAGCTGTTTGGAACGGTAATGCTGCGTATTCAAGCGTTTATGGCACAAGCGCTTACCCCTTTAATCAAGCTGATTAACAGCGCAATAGGGGGCATGGTTGCTCAAAACCAACTTGATCAAATGTTGGCAGAGGCTGGATCTCCTGAGCGTAGAGCTGCGATACTTGCACGCTCGCAAGAGCTAAGAGGAACAAAAAAACAAGGCAAAGCAAGCATCACTAGAGGTGATTTCACGATGGAGATGCTTCAAACGCTCCAAAGTGAGTTTCCTGCGATTATTCCAGAAGGTGCAGCTATTGAGCCAACACAGCTAGAGCTACTCAGAGCTGCAGACACGCAAAGTTCTCAAGGAGAAAAAGAAGAGGCTCGAATTCAAAAACGCTTAGGAAGACTTGAAGAAGAGCGCAAAAAAATTCTTGAGATCTCTCGATTCAAGGACAAGATTGCTGCTGCAGAAATGTCTCGGGACGAACAGTTGGTTATTCGTCTCAAGGGAGAGCAGCGAATAGCTGAGATTGAAGCTAAGCGTAAAAAAGATTTGGTTGACATTACAGATCAACGCTTAATCGATCAAATCAACATCAATGCAGCCACTGAAAAACTGGCAGCAGTTCGAGACACAGAGCGTGAGTTGGCTGAATTTGACAGAGAAAGAAACCAGCAAAGATTAGATGACATGCAGAAACTTATTGAGCAGCAATATGAACTGAATGAAGCGGTCAAGCAACAAGCTGCTTTGGCTGAAGGCATTGCACAGGCTATGGGTCAAGGGATGACGGAATCTTTTGATTTACTTATCAACGGTGCAGAAAACTGGGGCGCTGCTCTTCAAGACATTGCAGCCAATGTCTTGCGTGACATTGCAAGGCAGTTGATTCAGATATACATCATTGAGCAGGCCGTTGGATTTTTAAGGGCTTATTTGACACCATTCGCTGCTGGAACACCGCTTGGAGCGGGTGGCGGTCAGGTAGGGAGATTTGGGACGCTGGGGCCAAATTACGGTATTCCTCAGTTTGCGAATGGAGGTAATCCACCTGTTGGCCGACCTTCAATCGTTGGAGAGCGTGGACCTGAGCTGTTTGTGCCACGGACTGCTGGAACGATTATTCCGAACCATGCGATAGGCGGCTCTAACATTGTGGTGAATGTGGATGCTTCGGGTTCGTCTGTCGAAGGCGATTCTGGTCAAGCCGCACAACTTGGCAAAATGCTTGGTGCTGCAGTGCAGGCTGAGCTAGTCAAGCAAAAACGTCCTGGTGGTCTCCTCGCAAGCTGATGGCTACTTTTCCTTCAATCACGCCAACTTACGGGCTTCAAAAACGCAGCTCCCCGGTGGTACGGACAGTGCGTTTCGGTGACGGCTACGAACAACGCACAAGTCTTGGTTTAAATCAAAATCCAAAGGTTTACAACCTGACCTTTGAGGTATCAGAAACTGATGCTGACACCATCGAAACGTTTCTCGATGCCCGCGCTGCTGATAATGCAAGTTTTGACTTCACACCACCGGGCGAAGGCAGCAGCTCTAAATTTGTTTGTGAAGATTGGAGCAAGTCGATTCCTTATTTGAATCGTGCCAGTATTCAGGCAACGTTCCGCGAAGTCTTTGAACCCTAATGGCTTATACCGCTTGGGCTGCTAGCACCGCGTTTGCCGTTGGTGACGTTCGACGCGCCACGTCATCGCAGAACAGCGGTCTGGTTTTTGAATGTACGACTGCTGGAACGTCAGGCAGTTCAGAGCCAACTTGGCCAACAGACATTGGAAGCACGCTGACTGACAACACTGTTGTCTGGACGGCGATCAGTTCAATCTATGCCGACCTCTCAGCACTCGCTCCAGACGCAATCATCGAGCTGTTTGAGCTGCATTACGACAACACGCTGCATGGCAGCACAGACATCTTGCGATGGCACGCAGGGTCTAACGCTGATGTGACAGGCAACATTACTTGGAACAGCAACGATTACGTCCGTTTGCCTGTGCAGGCTGAGGGTTTTGAGTACACAAACGGCGGCACGTTACCCCGGCCAACCTTGTCAGTTGCCAACCTTGATGGAGCGGTAACAGCATTGCTGCTGGGCGTAAACCTGACAACCCCAGGCAACGACCTGACAGGCGCAAAGGTCAAGCGCATTAGGACGCTGAAGAAGTTTCTTGATGGCGAGTCAGCTGCTGACCCTTACGCAACGTTTCCTGTTGAGGAGTGGTTTATTGATCGCAAGGCCACTGAATCACGAGATGTCGTCAGTTTTGAGCTGGCCAGCAAGTTTGACCTGTCAAACAAGGAACTGCCTAACCGTCAAGTTGTGGCCAACATCTGCCAATGGCAGTACCGCAGTTCTGAGTGCAGCTACACGGGCAGCAACTACTTTGACGTGAACAACAACAGCGTCGGAACGTTGGCGCAGGATGCGTGCGGCAAACGGCTTAGCAGTTGCAAAAAGCGTTTTGGCGAGAACGGAGAACTACCGTTTGGTTCGTTCCCTGGAGCAGGACTGCTCACATGATGCTGCCGCCTTCAATCATGAGTCTGATCATGACTCATGCAAAGGAAGAAAGCCCCAAAGAGTGTTGTGGTCTGGTTGCTGTAGTCAAGGGCAAGCGTCGTTACTTCCCTTGCAAGAATTTGGCCGATACGCCAGACGAGCATTTCGTGCTCGATCCAGCTGACTATGCAGCGGTGGAAGACAAGGGTGAAATTGTTGCCGTGATCCACAGTCACCCGACAACAAATCACAATCCTTCACCAGCTGATCGCGTTGCTTGTGAGCAGAGCGGTCTGCCTTGGCACATCGTCAATCCGAACACTGAGAACTGGGGCTACTGCGAGCCTGAGGGTTTTGAGTTGCCGTATGTGGGGCGTGAGTTCTCCCATGGCGTGGTGGACTGCTACAGCCTTTGCCGCGACTGGTACAAACGGGAGTTCGGGCTTGAGCTGCGGAACTACCCACGTCGGGACAGGTGGTGGGAGCACGGCGAGAATCTGTATTTAGAGAACTTTGAAAAGGAAGGGTTCAGGCGGATTCCGATTGCAGAGCTGCAACGTGGCGATGCGTTGCTAATGCAGTTGGTGTCTCCCGTGCCCAATCATGCTGCGATCTACTTAGGTGACCAGCAGGTGTTGCATCATGTGCAGGGCAGGCTGTCTAGCAGGGACGTTTACGGCGGGTATTATTTGAAGAACACTGCCTGCGCCTTGAGGCATGAAAGTCGTTAAGGTCTACGGCGCACTGCGCGAACTGCTGGGCAAGACTCGATTTGAGTTTGTGGCGGACACACCTGCCCAGGCCATGCGTGCGTTGTTGGTCAATTTTCCTGAGCTGCAGCAATGGCTGCTTGATAGCGAAAAGAATGGTGTTGCCTATCGCGTAACAGTCGGCAGGCAAAAAATACACAACGATGACGTGTCAGGGTTATTTGCCCCTTGGAGCGAACGAGAGGTGTTTAGCATTGCTCCTGTGTTAATTGGTGCAGGCGGCAACACTACGCAAATTTTGCTTGGCGCTGTGTTTATAGGCGCATCGTTTCTTTTCCCCGGCGCAGGGCTTTTCGGTTCAGGGATGGGAGTTTTCGGCCCGTTGAATCCAGCGACTATTTCCACCTTGACTTCAATTGGTACAGGATTGTCTGCAGTAGGTGCATCTTTGGTCCTTGGAGGCATCGCTAATATCATTTCACCTGTGCCGAAACCGCCAAGAGAGGCAACGCGTATTGAGTCGAATAGCTTTAGCGGAATTCAGCAAACAGTGCGTCAGGGCGTTCCCGTGCCAATAGCCTATGGACGGGTGTTTGTTGGATCGGCGGTTGTCTCCGCTGGCCTTGACGTTGATCAGGTTTGAGCATGACTGAATCAAAGTACATTGCAGGCGCTGGCGGCGGCGGTGGTGGCAAAGGTGGTGGCGGTGGTAGCAGCCCAACGGAAGCTGATGACTCGCTGCAGTCAAAGCAGTTTGCAAACGCTCTTGACTTGATTAGTGAGGGTGAGATTGAAGGATTAGACGATGGCAACAAAAGTATTTTCTTTGATGGCACGCCACTGCAGGCAGCAGACGGCTCGTATAACTTCACTGATTACACAGTTGTCACGCGCACTGGAACGCAAGGCCAGAGTTATATTCCTGGCGTTTTTAGCAACGTCGAGTCAGAAACATCAGTTGGTGTTGAAGTCACCAAAGCAGCATCCGTTATTCGGCAAATTACGGATTCAGACGTTAATCGTGTTCGGGTCACAATTCAGATTCCATCGCTGCAGCAGATTGAAGACGATGGCGACATTGTTGGCACGTCTGTGCAAATAAATATCCAAATTCAGTACAACGGCGGCGGATACAGCACCGTTAAGACTGACGTTATTTCAGGCAAAAGTAGTGGCTCGTATCAGCGAGACTACTTAATTACACTGACTGGCTCATTTCCAGTAGACATCAAGGTTGAGCGCGACACTCCAGACAACGGATCTACCAAGCTTGCCAATACAACAAATTGGCAGAGCTTCACGTCAATTATCGATGCCAAGCTTGCCTATCCAAACAGCGCACTTGTCGGCTTGCGTCTTGGCTCTAGCCAGTTCAGTAGCATCCCTCAGCGTAAATACCTGATTCGTGGCATCAAGGTTGCAATTCCAAGCAACGCAACCGTAGACACCACAACACACTTGGGACGGATTACATATTCCGGCGTGTGGGACGGAACGTTCGCTGCGGCAACTTGGACAAACGATCCAGCCTGGTGCTTATGGGACTTGCTTACCAACGACAGGTACGGCGCCGGCATCCCTGAATCTTCACTTGATCGCTACGACTTTTTTGCGATCAGCCAGTATTGCAACACTCTTGTCGATGACGGTAAGGGCGGGCAAGAGCCACGTTTCAGCTGCAACCTGCTGATCAATCAACGCAGAGAGGTTTACAACGTCATCCAAGAGATGAGCAGCATTTTCAGAGGCATCTCTTATTACGGCGCTGGTTCGTTGGTCTTGCTGCAGGACAAGCCTTCTGACGCTCAGTACACGCTTGGCCCAGCCAACGTTGTTGATGGCGTGTTTTCGTATTCTGGATCGTCAGTTCGCAGCCGTCACACTTGCGCGACTGTTGCGTACCAAAACTATGACGAGCAAGGCGAAGTGTCGTTCGAGTACGTCGAAGACGCTGATGCTGTGGCTAAGTATGGCGTCAACAACAAAGACATCAAAGCGGTTGGGTGTTATTCGCAGGGGCAGGCCAACAGGCTGGGTAAGTGGACGCTGCTGAGTGAGCAAGATCTCTACGAGACGTGCAACTTTGCTATCGGCATTGATTCAGGCATTGTTGTCAGACCTGGCATGGTTGTTGACATTGCTGATCCGTTGCGTGGTGGAACGCGAAGGAATGGGCGTGTCTCGTCAGCCACAACGCTCCAGATCACGATTGATAGCACCACTGAGTTGTCAGTCAACATGGGCAACAGCCCGACAATCTCAGTTGTCTTACCCAACGGTCTAGTTGAGACAAGGGACATTGACACGATTAGCGGTACAGCGGTCAATGTCAGCACTGCATTTAGCCAAGCTCCGGCGGCTAACGCCCCATGGCTGATTCAGACAACCGATATTCAGTCGCAACAATTCCGCGTCATCAGCGTTGCTGAGAGCGGTGACGGAGTTTTTGGCGTATCTGCACTTAAGTACAACGAGAGCATTTACAACGCAGTTGAGCAGGATTTAAACCTGACTCAACGCGACATCACCAACATTTCTGCGTCACCAGATGCGGTAACAAACATTTCTGCCACTGAGTTCTTGTACGAAGAAGGCGGCTTGGTACGGACAGGTGTTGACATTACTTGGACAAGTCCTGTCTTGAACGTGGCTGATTTTGTTGTTCGTTATCGCCTGAACGACAATAACTTTGAGCGCATTATCACTGAGTCGCCTTCAACGCAGGTCAAAGGACTGAAGTCGGGAACGTTAGAGCTACAAATTACGGCCCGTAGTTTTATTGGTAAGTCTGGCCCGATTACTCGTCAAACGTTCACGCTTGCAGGCAAAACAGCAATTCCAGGCGACGTTCAAAGCTTGACGCTGGAGCCGCTCAACTACAACAGCGCACGGTTGCGCTGGGATGAGACCGTTGATCTCGACGTGAAAGTCAGTGGCAAGGTTCATATTCGCCACAACAACCTTACGGATGGAAGTGCAACGTGGAGCAATAGTACAGACCTTGTGGATGCTATTGCGGGCAGCTCAACTGAAAAGACTGTTCCGCTGCTTGAGGGTGAGTATTTGGTCAAGTTTGAGGATGATGGCGGCAGAAAGAGCGCAACAGAGGCCAGCATCGTTGTTGATCAACCAGTAGCCCAGACGTTCTACGGCGTTGCAACCCAAAGAGAAGACCAGCTTTCAACGCCTTTTAGCGGCACAAAAACCAACACGACCTACAGCACTGATGCTGGTTATGACGCTTTGATTTTGACAAGTGCAGGCATTACAGCAGGCACTGGTGAGTACGCCTTCGCCAGCACGTTGGACTTGGAGGATGTCTACAGCCTGGACCTGGAACGGCGAATTGTGTCTCGCGGTATCTACCCAAGCGACACGATTGACAGCCGGACTGCGCTGATCGACACCTGGGATGACTTTGATGGTGCGGTAGTTGACTTCGTCAATGCAGAGCTTTACGTGCGAAAGACAGACGACGATCCTTCTGGTACGCCGACTTACAGCGCCTGGCAGCCATTGGCAAACGGTGTGCTGAAAGCGCGTGCGTTCCAGTTCAAGGCCGTGCTGACCTCTAACGATCCAGCGCAAAACGTGCTGGTTGACGAGCTGGGTTACAAAGCGCAGATGCAGCAACGGACAGAAGGCAGCAACGGCTTTGTGGCTAGTGGCACAACCTCAGGGGGTAAAGCAATCACGTTTGGTAGCCCTTTCTTCACTGGCACCACAACCTTGGGTGGCACAAACAGTGCCTTGCCGACAGTGACAATTACACCTCACAACATGGCAAGTAATGATTTCTTTGTTGTGGACAGTCTGTCTGGCACAGGTTTTACGGTTGAGTTTAAACACGGCAGTAGCACGATTGACCGTAATTTCATGTGGTCAGCTACCGGCTTTGGCAAGGCGGAGTAAAGTGTCAGAAGGAGTGCGCTGACGCCCTGTGGCTACACACGATTATTCCCTAGCCAACCAAAGCGGTGCAGCCTTCCGTGGCGATCTGAATAATGCGCTGTCTGCGATTGCATCGAACAACAGCAGCTCAACCGATCCAGCAACGACTTTTGCTCACCAGTGGTATGTAGACACTGGCGATAGCACTCTCAAGATTAGGAATGCTGCAAACAGTGCATACGTCAATGTCAGTGCTGTAGGCGGCATTGGAACAGCAAACCTCGGCCTTGCGTTAGCGGCATCGCCGTCGTTTACAGGGACTGCCACGTTTGCGGGCAACGTCCTGATGTCAGGCACTGGAACGCTTGACCTACCAGTCGGGACAACGGCTCAGCGTCCGGGCAGCCCTAACAACGGGATGATCCGGTACAACTCAACGTTGTCTAGATACGAGGGTTACAGCGGTTCCGCCTGGTCGCAGATTGGTGGCGGCGCAACTGGCGGCGGAACGGACCAAGTGTTCTACACCAACGATCAATCGGTCAGCACAGACTTCACGTTGGTTGCAACGTTGAACGCAATGTCAGCAGGGCCGATAACTATTGCGAGTGGAGTTACAGTGACGGTGAGTTCTGGCGCCACTTGGACGGTGGTCTGACATGAGCACAGTCAAGGCAGCAAATTTGCAGAACACGGGGAGCGGTGCTCCGGCGTTTAAAAACAGCTCTGGTACGGAGATTGGCCAACTCTGCAAAGCGTGGGTCAACTTTAATGGCACTGGGACGGTTGCTATAAGAGATAATTTCAATGTCAGCTCAATAACTGACAATGGCACTGGCGACTATACAGTCACCTTTGCCAACGCAATGGCAAATGTTAATTATGCTGTTGCCGGAGCTTGTAGGTTCGGCAGCAATAACAATGCAGATATTATGAGAGTTATGTCTGTAAACTCGGCAGGCACCTTGGCGAATGCGATGCAAGCGTCATCTGTTCGGGTAAACACTTGTTTTCAGAACGGCGGGGAGGAGGATGTGCAAATGGTTTCCGTCGTTATCTTTGGAGGTTGATCGATGAGCACACTTAAGGTCGCCACTATTCAAGACACGTCGGGCAACAACAGCTCGACACCTGCTCAGGTTGCTGAAGGCAGAGCAAAGGCGTGGGTCAACTTCAATGGCACTGGCACAGTTGCTATTAGAGACAACTTTAACGTTAGTTCTATTACGGATCACGGAACAGGTGAATACACCGCAAATTTAACAACTGCGATGGCTAATACGAATGGAGCACCTGTAGGTAATGCAAATGAGTTTGCAGATTCACACAATGGCGGCCTAAGGTGCGTTGAAGCTTTTTTTACATCGACTTCAGCAGTTAGATGCGCCGTTAACTACGTGAACGGTGGGATGAGTGACAGTGTATTGGTCAACATTGTAGTTTTTGGAGATTGATCCATGAGCACCCTTAAAGTCAACACACTTTCAAGCACAGGCGGCACTTCCTACGGCTTCATTAAGCAGGTGGTCCAAGCAACCAAGACTGATCAATTTGCCACGAGCAGCACAAGCTACACAGACTATCTGGCATTGTCTGACGCTACTCTTAGCGAAGACATGCGGACGTATCGTCAGGCGTTGCGGGATCTTCCTGCTAACACCAGCGACCCTGCAAACCCAACCTGGCCGACT